TTCCTCGCGCGTCTCGTATCTGGAAGCCCCGCCGTAGCCTTCGTTGGCCCAATATACGGCCTCAGTGATCGTCTGCACCCAAGGCCCCTCGGTCATCGTCATAGGCGCTGTCTCGGCACGTTTTCGGTATGCCGCTTCAGTCTCTGTCACTCGGCCGCTCCATCGGACTGTCCCCTGGACTGACCGGCGGACGAGGCATTCCAAGGCTTGAATGCGCGCATCGCTTCCGGAGCCAGAGCTGGGTTATCCCAGCTTCCGTCGAACCGGATGCAGCGGTCATCAATGGTCAAGAGCGCGGCCGGCTTCTCGTGGGCGAACTCGAATGTCAGGGGTTCGGTGGGATGGCGCTGTCCGCCAGCCTTGATCCATTCATTGCGCTTCTCGTGGAGCCATTGAGCCATTGCCAGGGTGCCCCCGTCATCCTTTGACCGGGACGAATAGATCACCAGCCTGAACTGGTCGCGCACACGCTCAACCCACTCGAAGAAGCCCCGCACGACCTCACCGTAGATGACTCCGTTCTGCCAGCCGCGATCGTAGTTATGGATCACGCCGTCGAAGTCGATGCAGACGGTCGGCTTGAACTGGTCTGGCATTTCTTCCTACCTGTCTCCGGTGTCTCACAAATCTAACCGATGCGTCGAAACGGTCGTATACTCCGGTGTATGTTGCGGGGCCGGATGCGAAACAGTATCTCATTGATCCGGCACCGCTTTCTCGCGAACGATTGTCAAATCATCAGGCGCGGTAAACTCACCACTCCGCTCTCCCTCTGGCTTTCCAGGTCTCCCGCGGCGGTAGTCCCATAGCCTTGACCCATGCTGGATCGAACACGTCGCCTGGGTCGCGGCCGTGCCACTGCACCCACCATCGGATGTGCCACCACGGCGGCCACCGCCACTCCGGCTTATCAGACACCGCACATCCCCTCGCACTCGTTTCCGAATAGGTCCGGCTGGTGGCTGTCATCGGCACCCAGATCCACGGCGTCGATCGGAACCAGGGAGCGGTGCATGAACTGGCCGGTCGCTGCCAACTTGTTGGAGATCACGATTGTCTCGGCCCACTCCGGCTGCCGCCGCTTGTGCCGCCAGTCTTCGTCGGAAAGGAACGGACAGCCGTTGCACGCGCTGCGTGGTGCATCAACATTCCACCTGGCGAGCTTTGCGCGGCAGTCTGCCCGCGAGATGCGAAGCTCGATTAAGGGCCATCGGTTCGTGATATATTTCACGTTGGACGGCTTCATCCGGTGCGCTTCGTCCGTCGTTATGCCCAGCCACATCTCGCAGCCGCCCTTGGGGGTCTTGCCGCCGAGGCGCTCCCGGATCAAGCGGCGTATCGGGTACAGTTTGTAGACCTTGGTGCATTGGCGTCGGCCGATGCCTCCCTCGACATACCAGGGGATAGGATCGTAACCGCCGGTTGCAATGCTTGCGCGTATGTCGCCCTTGGGCGAGCGCACCCGGAATACTGGGAAGGGCAGCATGGCCTCTAGACGATCCAGGTGCTTGTAGACGGCTGCCGGCTCCCAGCCAGTGTCGGCGAACACAGCAAAGTCAGGGGCGGCGATCTCCCCGTGCGCAGACATCAACGCGAGCGTGCTGCTCTGGACGCCGGCACCGAGGCTGAGAACATGCAAAGTCATCAAATGGTTATACCACGCGCGCCAGAATCATGACTTCACGCGACAGAGGCGTGGTAAACGGCATTCATCCGCATCCTGCGGTAGGGACGACGGTGCGGACATGCCAAGATCGCGCTGCGGCAGAGGCATTTTGTGCCTGTCTCATACAGTCCTCGCATCTGCAAACGGTCGTTTCTACGCACATGCGGCAATTAGTCATTGCGAACCACCAAGAAATTCCTCAACCGTCAGCTTGCGTCCGGTGCGCTTGATGTCCTGACGGAAACCCCGGCCTTGGCAACGCGGGCAGGGCATTAGCGGGCCTATATCGACCACTTCTAGAGACACTTCCTTCATGTCGTGAACGAAGCTCTGCCGGAGCCATTCGCTAGCGTGGGCCATGTCTGTGAAGACGTATCCATTCAGCTCTCCAGAGCACCCCAAGCGGATCGTCTCGGTCATATGCGGAACTCACTGTCAGGCGGCGGCCTCGGAATGTGGGCGACCGAGAGGTGCTTGCAGGTGACGCCCCGCACGTCGCGCAGCGAAAGCCGATCCATAGCGAGCCGCCGCTGTCATAGGTCGAGACGACCCTACCCAACTGCCAGTGCATCCGATGGGCCAAGCGATGCCGCCAGGCGGCCACAGCGCGCATCATGGCGGAGATCACCCCTCCCCCTCCGCCGCGCGCTCGGCAGCCGGCGCCAATGCACCTTCAGCTTCAAGAGCTAGACGGCATCGATACTGGGCATCGGTGATACGCTTCATGTGGTGCTCCCCCATGCCAGTCAGTCCGAGACCGCGCACATCATCGTTCCAGTAACCATCGATGGCTTGATTAAGGGCGATGACAGCTTCTTGGAGCGGGGTGTTCATGGCGCGTCTCCCTCGGCAGCCGGCGGCTCCGCGGCGCCGTTCGTTTGCCGCCTAAGAAAATCCGGTATTTTTATAGATCGGATATTCTCGATTACCGGATTTGCGCTGCCCTCCACATCCACCACGCTGCCCGCGTCCCGCCAGTATAGCCCCGCGACGTTCATCTCCGGATGCACGTCTGCCGGCCGCATGATCTCCATGCGCGGCCACTCGAACCGCCGGCATTGCACCACATCGCGGCCGGTCGGGGACGTGCTCGCCCACTCCACGTAACCGCCCGCGCGCATCTCGGCCTGGAACCTGGCGTAGTCCTGATGGGCCTCGTGGCGAGCGTCGGCGGCACCGTCCGGGCGGCGCCGGAATGCGTCCAGTACGACGCGCCAGAGGCTGGGGCGCCCGTCACCCATCGCCGCTGGCCTCCGGCATCGCAGCAACGCACAGCCGCCCCCGCTTCACCGCCAGCACCACGCCGGCGTCGGCCATGGCGTGGCGCTGGTGACGCCAAGCCGCGGGCCTGGAGCAGCCCAGGATGGCCGCCAGGCGCGTTATGCTGACGGCGGGGGCACCGATGCTCAGACGCGGCAGCATGGCCTTGGCGAGCGCGATGCGCGTCTTGGCGGCACGCATCTTCGGCGACTCAGACACCGGCATACTGCTCACCCGCCACGCGCGGCCCGCCGTCCGGGTGGTCGCCTGGCCACCCATCATTGCCTGTCACAGCATTCTCGGGGGCGTTCTCAATAGACGGCTCATCCTTCGGCGGTTCGGTGCGCGTCCAGGCTGCGCTTCGCTTCATCTCGATCGTCTCGGCCAATGCCACCCGGTTGGCCTTGAACCAATCCAGCTTCTGCCGGGTCTTCTCGTCATCCATGAAGGCTAGATATTCGGCTCGGGTGGTGATGGCCTCCAACTGCACGACAAGAGCCCTGTAGGCTTCGTCGGTGCGATTGGGAGCGCCATTGCCGTTCGCCGGCTTATCGGCGCCGGTTGTCTGCTGAACCTCCGGCACGGCAAACCAATCGCCAACCAGCGACATCTCATCCTTCAGGCTCGTGTAAATCTTGCGAAGCTGGAGCACCTGGGCGGGGCGGATCGCTTCGGCGCGACATTGGCACCGTGTCTCGATCTGCTGCCGGGTGACACCGATGGCCTCGAACGCCGCGAGAACCTTCTTGATGCCATCGGGGGACACGTCGGCGCTTGCCGCCAGCGTCTGCTCACACTGCGTTTGCGCGGCCTCCGTCACGTCGCCTGGAATGACAGTGAGCAGCACAGCCCGCTTGCGGCGTTGGCCCATGTTGGCGATCAACTCGTAAATGTCGCGTTCGTCAGTCAGCCTGTAGCCGCCCTGCTTTGTGTCACGCCAGTGTCTCACTTGAAACTGGCGCTCGTCGTAGAAGCCGGTCTCCAGATCCCACGCGTACGCCACGCACTCGCTGTATCCATCTCCCCGGCTGATCTCCTTGATGCCGGAAGCGATGTTGCCCCAGCGACGCGCCATGTTCTCGGCCAGGCGGATGGACGGACCAGAGATCGCGCTTCCTCCCTTGGCGTACTGGTAGAGCGAGCTTTCGGCCAGAGTGGTGCGCGTGCAGTCCTGCAAGATCGCGTCCATGCAGCGGATTGGATCGCGCGGATTGGAGCGCGCGATTATCATCCGGGCCTGGACTTCCGCGATGGCGCGCTGCTGTTCTACGCTGACCAAGGCGCCGGGTGTGGCACGAGCAGCGCGATCGTCGGCGAACGGGTTGGCGACGGTGATGGCGTTCATAAGTCCTACTCCTTGCTGACGACCTTGACGTTTAGGCGCATATCGTTCGGCACCACGATGCGCGCGCCGGGTATTTCGGATTTCTCCAGCGCAGCCTTCAGAGATTTACGGTCAAGCTCCGGCGGCTTCGTCACGAAGAAATGGCGCGGGATAATGGCCTCGTCGTCGATGCTCAAAAATGACGGCTTTTTGGACAGATAGGCCACGATAGCCCCGTCCGTCGCTTTCGTGCATCCAACCGAGTCCATCTGCTCAGCCAGCGCCGCGCGCATGTCCTTCACGGCCTGGTCGGCTGTATCGCGCAGATGCTCGGCCGCGAGGATGGTGGACGCCATGGCAGCCATGGTCTCCACGATATCGGTGACGCCAGCGGCCTTCTTGTGCGAGCTGGCATAGTCAGCTCCGGCGCGATAGACAGGGGCGTAGGCGTCGGCCATGGCCTTGTGCAGCGTGTCGCGCGATTGCGTCTCATAGCCGCTGGGCGCGCGCTCGCTCATCGCGCCGTCTCCTTCGCTGCCCACACAGGATCAGGTTCGCGGTTGCGGAGTTTCCACGCTTCGGCAATCACCGGGCCTACCTCAGAGACATCGAACAAGAACGTCAACTTTGGCATGTGGATGGTGACGGGGCTTTTGTCGGGCAACCGTCGCAGTGCCTCACACAAGTTCCACAGGTCCTCGTCTATCATGGCGCCACGCCCTCCTGCTCGGCCGCCGCGATGGCAGCGCGGGCGTCAGGCAACGCGCGCTCCATGGCGTAAACGGTGCCCCATGTCTTATCGCCGTAGGCCGAGACCATCGCTTTGAGTGCAGCAAGCAGTTTTGGGCTCGCGGCTATCAGTCGTGCATTGGCCTCCATCTCTTGTTCGATCGAGCCAACGCTGTGATGCCAACAGGTAGCGATTTCGATCCAATCGCTCTCCACCATACGCTGTCCGTGACGATCAAGGCGCCCGACTACCCATGGCCCTGGGGAATGCTTCGCCATCACGCCGTCTCCTGCTCGGCCGCATCGGGGCGCAGGAACGACGGCTGCGGCTTCTCGCCGTCCGCCGCGCTGCTGTTGCCTGTCGCGCGCTGACGGCGCTGCTTGGACACGCGCGAGCGACCGTCGGTCAGCACCTCGATCATCTCGTCAACCTCGGATAAGCGCGTCTGGCGCTCGCGAATTTCAGCGAACAGCAAATCCCGACGCCGGAGGAGGTGTTCCAGCATCGGATCGGTGTCGTTCGGCTTGTTGTCGCTCATCGTCCGTGGTGTCCCTTACAAATGCGCGCCAGTTCCGCGCGCGTTCTTTCTTCGACCCTGGCGGCATCCATCGCATCCCCGATCAAGTCGTCCATCACCTCGCCCATGACCCGGAAATCGTGCGCGACCTCAATCAGTCGCTGCGCGTCATGCGGACGCGAAAGGAGAATTTCGTCCGCGAGCCAGCACAGAAAATCGGCATGGGTCATGGCACTACTCGCTCAATTGTCCTGCCGCATCGAACACATATGTCGCGCACGTAGGTTGTCTTGGTCAGTGCCTTTATGACCTCCGGCGCATCGCCAACTGTGCCTCCTTTGACCGACTGGAACTCTGGCGGCACGCTATCGTAACGCGGCTCAAATTTGCAGCCGAATGGGCGGCCTGTGCGCGGACAATCTGGCTGCATCACGACAGCTTCGCCTCCACGATCGCGCGCTCGTCTTCCTCGATCTCGGCTGCCAGCGCGGCCAGCTTACGCCCCCAAGCGGGCATCGGCGCGCGGTAGATCGCGTCCAGCCGCTCGCGCATCGGCGCGTCGGCACGCCACCACAGGTCGTCAAGGCGGCGATCGATCGCGGCCAGTTCGCGCGCGACGGATGCGATCTCTGCGGCGCTACTCATGGCGGATGCCTAACGCAGCGCGGACGGTCTGCCAGATGGCACTATCTACTGACGGGTCCATGCCGTACGTGTCCCACACAAGTTGCAGCGCATCTCTCATTTCATCGAAGCCAATCGCCGCGACGATCTTGCGTGTGGCCTCAAACTCCATGCGCCTGATCTCGACAGGACCGGGCCGCCTACGCTGTAGACACGCTCCCTCAATGGTCGCGTATTCAGAGGAGAACACGCCGCGCGCTCGATTCAGCGGCGTGTCCGACCGCAGGGCCTCCATTACCTGTGCATTCGTCCACGGTTCAGTCATGGCCGTCGTCCCCCTCAACCTGCTCCCAACTCGCCATCACCAGTTCCCACGCCGCGGCATCGAGCGCGTTGGTCAGCGCCAGCACCGTCTCGGCCGGGATGACGCCTGACTGCTCGTGGGTGTCCTCCCAGGTCTCGACGGCGATTTCCGCGTAATGGGCGGCGTGCATGGCGATGGCGAGCGCGGTGGCGTTGCGATCGAGGTCCCCGATGAAGTCGCGAGCGATGACCGGGAGCGCCATCAGCGCATCCACGGTCGGGGGCGGCACCGTGGCTGGCGCTAGGCGCGCGAGGCGCTCGGGGAGGCGGAGAGCACGCCACACGTCGTCGAACGGGGGGGTCATTGCGCCGGCTGCCCGCGGCTACAGAACCGGCATCCGCCGAGCCAGTGCGCGCCCCTGGCCATTCCCAGACATGCGAGGCAGAGCGGCACCGCGACCGCGCGCATGTCCGCCGCAAGCCGCGCGCCCTCGCGGGCCAACGGGCTGTTCAACTCCGGGGGCGGGATCGAGGCGTCGTAGGCGGGGGCGGCAGCGCCGGCTCGATCAATGCCCTGATCGCCTCCAGCTCGATCCGGATCATCCGGGGCATTACCCGCCCGGATTGGAGTAATCCGGCCAGCCTCCGATCCACCTCCGTCAGCAATTCCGTCATCTGACGCCAGTTGCGCGGAGCACGAACCGGCATCATTGCCTCCTATACGCGATAGATCAGACCCGATCATGTATCCGTGATTGATTGCAACCGAACGTAACGGGTCATTGCGCTCCCCGCTGTGGATAAGCGATACTGATTTGATATCCCGCAATTTTTTGGTAAATTCACGCAAATTTTTTGCTGCGTGTCCGCATCGGTTTTCGACGCTATCTCGTGGCGGGGAATGTGGCGGGGGAGTTACAATCTGGCATCGTGCCGAAGCCGAGGCCGCAGCCGGAGCAGTCGCCGACGCCCACGCCAACGCTTCCGATGTAGAATCTGGGCCGTCAAAGCCAGCAGGGAGGTATTGGCCGTGGAAGGTGCGCTGCATCGTCGAAACCTCCGTGTGAACGGAGGTCAGTTTGCAAGAATGCAAACGACAAGGCAAGAGCTAAAAGCATTTCTGCACACGAATTCTGGCCACGGTCATGCCCCGCAGCCGCCGGCAAACGATATCGACCCGTTTTGCGCTAAGGTTGGGCCGTGTCCCTGTTCAGATCGCTGTCCTCTGGATCGGCTAGAAGCTCTGGAAAGAGCGGCATCAGCCGAGAGATGGCGCGTGGGGCCAGACCATCAGGATCGCCCAGCAAGAGGAAGTCCGTAGTTACCCGCATCCTTTTGGCGAACGAAATAAAGGTGGCCGTCGAGGCACAGCGGCGGCCGGCAAAGATGTCTTCCATCTCCTCAATTGACCAGCCGCAAAGATCAGCCACCGCCTCGTCACTATAAGACGGCGCCATAGCCTGTCGCACAAGTCTCATCCGGCGCCCGATGTTCACCAACAGGCGCTGATCCGGCAATCCTGATGGAAGCGATTTTCCGCTGGCCTCGGCCAATTTGCTGAGTGTGCGGTGAGACAGGATGTGCTTGACCGGCTTGTTCATAAAGCGGGTCAAGGTTGACGGCGCAACACCAGCCTGACGCGCGAGTGTGGTCAGATCGACGCCAGCCGCGTCAGCCATCTGGCTTACCAGCCGCCTGACCGCTTCCCGTTCACTGCCCATATCCTGTGCAGATTTGCACACGGGCGCCGGAGTCTGCGAATTGAAAGATTGCGCTTGACCGAGTGCATTTGTGCAAATAGGCTCTGGGGTCATGGACCCGCGCCCGATTTCCACCCCCTCAGACATCGAAGCCGCCGCCAAGAAGGCAGGTCTTTCGATGGCAGAGGTGTGCCGTAGGGCCGGCGTCGCTCAGTCCACGTTCAACCGCTGGAAGAACGGCACGACGCAGCCAACGCTGGGCATCTATCAACGGCTTTGCGGCGCGGTTGCCGCTCCCTGTCCGCCGCCAACGCAGGCCGCAGCCTGATGCCGGTCGTCATTCCCGTGACGGGCGGTTATGTGGCCGTGATCGATGACGCCGATGCTGAGTTGGTTTTGCGGCACAAGTGGCGGGCTGCCACCCACGGGCGGTACGCCCAGACCAATGTCGGCAAGAGGACGGTATTTATGCACCGCCTCATTATGGCGCCCCCTGAAGGCTTCGAGACCGATCACGTCGATGGCGACGGACTGAACAATAAACGGGACAATCTTCGCCTCGCAACGCGATCGCAAAATCGGGCAAACAATCATTCTCAAGTCCGTAATAAGCACGGCTTTCGCGGCGTGATTCAGACGGCCCGAGGTTATTTTTACGGTCGTGTAAACAAGTACGGGAAACAGCACTTCACGGCGTCGTTCAACACACCGGAGGCCGCATCGATTGCGAGGAACAGGCTGGCCATACAGCTTTATGGCGAGTTCGTGCCGCCTTCGGAGGCGCCTCAACCCGGAATTGTGCTGTGTGCGCGGCGCGGTTTCCCTGGTGTGGTTTCCAGTGGTGCCGGTCGTTTCTACGGCCGGGTACTTAAGAGCGGCCATCACCACTACACCGCTCTCTTCGACAACCCGGAAGATGCTGCGCTTGCCCGCTGTGTGTTGGTAGCGTCGCTAGCGTCCATGCTCGCCGAAAGTCCCGCTCCCGCCCCGCGCGCTGTGCAGCCGGACCTGCTGGCCGCGCTCGCCGCTGGCCAGGACGGTGCCGCATGACCGCCGCGCGCCCCGACTACTGCGCCATCCCGGACGAGGGCCAGCCCGGATCGGATGGGCCGTGTCCCGCATGTGGCGCCACGATATCGGGCGACGATCCGGTTCGTGGTGTGTGCCAGGCGCGTCACAACGGGCCGCCTCCGCGTGCCCCTACTCCGGCCCCGCGCGCTGTGCAGCCGGACCTGCTGGCCGCGCTCGTGCCGACCGCTGAAGCCGCAGACTGACGCCAAGCCGTGCCTGTCACCCAAGGAACCGCACAACCAATGGAGCATCCCGCCGCCGCCAATTCCCCGATCGCCCCGCGGTAATGCCGCGCAGGACCTGGGTTCGTGCTGGAAAGGCGGTGCGGACTGCCGGGGGCGGAACTGCGGGCGCGCGTGCGGAACGGTGCAATGCGGAATTGTCCGTACTTGCGGATGACGGCGGGCGCAGTACGACTGATGGCAGCCATGGGGCGGGTGTCTCCGTCCTGTCGGTTAGAGGTGCGCCGGTGGTTTCCAGACCGCCGGCCCCCTCGTTGGATCAGCCCTTAGTGGCATATACGCCACAGAGTCGCAATTCATCCCCGCGTGCGTCGTGGAACGGCACCGGATGGCCAACCCCGGAAGATTGGTGGGGTTCGGTATGAGCGAGCGCCACGCACCGCCATGTCCTGTCTGCGGCGATCCAAGCGCCTTCGTGCTCTGGATTGACGACGAGCCGCCCCCGACGTGCCCAAACGATCCGGCATGGCCGCAGCGCACGGTGATCGGCATCTGCCAACACCAAATCAGACGTGCGCGGCAAGCGGCCGAGTTGCGACGCCTGACGCCTGACGCATTCGACGCCGCGGGGACAATGATTCCATCCGAGTCTACGCGAGCGTGGCGGAACTACATCGAAGCCAATCCACGCAAAGCGGTGGTCGTCTGATGCCCGCGCGCCCTTCCAGCCCGTCGCGTGACGAGTTGCTTGGTCTCTCCCCCGCCGAGAAGGCGCGGCGCTTCGATGCCATGGTGCGGGCCACGTTCTCCCACGTCGACGAGCGCGATCTGCTGGACGAGTTGCATCCGCGCAAGACGCTGGACATCAAGCGCCGGGTGGACGGTGTTGAGACGTGGTTCGAGGCCGATTGGCTGTCTCGGCTGCGCGATGAGCGGAATGGCGGCAACCGTTGGTGGCTCGCCCCATGACCCCCGCGCGTCTGCATCCCCCCCGGATCAAGTCCGGGGGCGAACCGCCGCCGCTGGCTACCACGGACGAGTTCTGGTGTGGCGTCTGGTGGGTGCCCGACGAGGCGCGACCTGGACACCTCCGTTCCGCGACGCCGGGGGAATGTGTCACCGAGATCATGCGCCTCCGCGAGTTGGTGGCGACGCTGGAGGGGACGAAGCCATGACTGCCCGCGGCAAGTGGCCTTGGACGGTGTGGACGCGAGACGGCGAGCGGTGCCGGCATTTCCGGACGTTCGCGGGCGCGGAGGCGTATGCACGCCGCTACGTCGAGGCGGCACTGCGCGACACCGGGGGCTGCCTGCCGGCAGAGATCGACCGCGACCGCGTGCCAGTTGCCTGGGTGCGCGCGGACGGGTTGGAGCGCATCTGGACCGATATGGTGGCCGATGCGGCGGGACTGGTCGCATGACTGGCCGCAGCACCAGCGACATTACGCCGGAGATGATCCCGCGGTTCCTCGCACTCCGGGAGGCCCACACCCCGGTGCGCGAGATCGCCCGCCTGCTGGGCGTCAGGCGCGGGAGCGTAGGCAGGACCGTGCGGCGGCTTGGATTGCAGCAGCAGTTGCGCAATCTGGGCGGCAAGATGCCGCTGCCGCCCACCACGACGGCATCCGAGCGCATGGCGTCCGGTGTGGCGGCGCTGGAGGCCGGACACCCGCTGTCTTGGGGTGTGATAGCGACAGGAGCGTGGCCGAGATGAGCCCGCGCCCATTCGGAACTGCGCTGCCGAAGTGGTGGACATCGCAGACCAGGCGACGTGCGCTCGCCATGTGGCGGGACGGCGCAACGATCGAGGATATCATGGCGACGTTCTGCCGATCGTATAGGTCGGTGGAGCAGATGCTTGCCGCGTATCGCGATGTCCCGAGGCCGTGTCCGCCGCTTGGTCCTGCATATGCCGAGTATCAGCGGCATCTCGCGCGGCACCAAATCGCGGTGCAGATCGCCGCGGTGAAGCGCGAGGCGCGGCGGACTGATGCCTACAAGGCAGGGAGGCTCGTTTGGTAGACAAGACGCAGCCGATCCTGTGCGGCGTGGCAGTGCAGCGGTATCCGTCGCACCCGCAGGACACCGCACGGGCTCTGGCGCTGGCCAAGGAGGCGCTGCGGGCAGAGATACTGCGGGCAAAACGTGAGGCAGCCACAGCACCTCCCTACAAGCCTCCGCACGAGGACGCGGCATGACCGCCGCGGCGCTCGCCGGCGGGACACGCATCGTGTCGTGGTTCTCCGCAGGGGACGCCAGCGCGGCCACGACCAAGCTCGTGTTGGCGCAATACGGCGCAACGCACGAGATCGCCATTGCGCGCTGCATGGTGCCGGAGGAGCATCCCGACAACGACCGTTTTGCCGCCGACTGCGCGGTGTGGTTCGGCCAGCCGGTAATTGAGTTGCGCAGCACGGAATACGCATCATGCGAGGATGTGTGGACGCGCAAGCGTTACATGAGCGGCGTGGCCGGAGCGGCATGCACACTGGAAATGAAGAAGGCCGTCAGGTGGGCTTTCGAGCAGGCGTGGCAGCCTGATCTCCAGGCGTTCGGCTACACAGTGGACGAGCAGGATCGCGCCGATCGGTTCCGTGAGCAAAACCCGGATGTCCGGCTGGTCACACCGCTGATCGAGGCGGGGCTGTCCAAAGAAGATTGCCATGCCCTTGTGCGTCGCGCCGGGATAAAACGATCGGCGATGTATGACTTGGGATTTCCGAATGCCAACTGCATCGCATGCGTGAACATGCAGTCGCCGGCTGGTTGGAACCTGACGCGACGGCATTTCCCGGTTCAGTTTGCGGCAAGGGCGAAGCTGTCCCGTGAGCTTGGAGTGCGGCTGGTTAAGGGCACGACTGGAGACCGAGAGCGCCAGTTCCTTGACGAGTTAGACCCGCTAGCTGGACGAGGCGAGACAATCCCTTCGTCGGAATGCTCACTGCTGTGCTGGATTGCCGAGCAAAAGCTCGCGGAGCCACGGCCATGACCGCAGCGCTCGCCGGCGGGACGCGGCGGAAGGCGGCGCCAGCGTTCCGGCTCACCCGCCCCGTGGTTCCGGAAGACGCGCTGCACGCCTCGACGGTTGACCTGTTGACGCGGCTCGTTCTGCCGCCGGCGGAGTGGGCATGCTATCCCGCTGGCCTCACCGAACTGACCGGCCAGCAGAAGGCGCGGCTCTACCGCATGGGCCTTAGGGTCGGCTGGCCGGATTTCCTGATCGCGTTCAACGGCATCCTTGGCGTCGAGCTAAAGACTGAGACGGGGCAACTCTCTCGATCACGCTGGGTCACGACGCGCGACCGGCGCGGCAACATCGTGAAGCGGTGGGTGGAGGGCCAACGGGACGTGCATCCGCGGCTAATCGCATCGGGCGGTTTCCAGCGCATTGCTGTTTGCCGCTCCGTCGAGGAGGTGGAAGCCGAGTTACTGGCGTTCGGCGTGCCGATGCGCGGCAGGGTGGCGGCATGACCGGGCCCGGCGCGCGCGGCGGCGGACGGAGAAGTTGGCATGATCGACAACGGCAATCCGCTGGGGCCAGCCGCCTGGTGCTGCGCGGTGTGGTACGTCGGGTTCGTGTTCTGGGTGTCCGTCCTGCGGCTGTGAGCGGCGGCGTTGCCGACTCAGTGCGCATGGGCTTTAATGCAGAAACCCCCGGCGATTGGGTCGCCAGGGGCTTCGTTTGGTTACGCCGTCTGGTCAACGGCATGGGGTGGGTCAACGCCCCCTATGTATCGCGGTTGGGCGGCCCTGACAAGAGGGGCTATCCATGGCCGTTCCACTCCGCATATCCGCAGGCTACCGCGTGAGCGTCCGGTCACTCGGATCGGTCGTGCTTTTCACCGCGGAGCGGACCTATGCCGCCGCGTTGCGGAACTGGTCGCGCGAGGAAGCCAAGCGTCTCGCCATTCTGGTCGCCTGGTCGCGGTATTCCGAGGACGAGGCTGTGCGCGAACTAGCCGCGCATCTTCGTATGCAAGCTGAAAAGTCCGGCATAACCGGCGTTAACTGCAAGAAATTAGCCGTCTCAATGCTGGATGACGAGCTGCAAGTCATGGAAGTCCGCCATGATGCCGTCCTCCAGCGCATGATCGGCGCGGCAGAACAGGAATTTCGCATCAATCGACGCGCTGATCTGCAAGCCGCAATGGCCGCGGCTGATATCGCGGAGGCAGAAAACGTGCCTCCCGATCTGATCGACAGCGCGTTCCGGATTGCGCGCTGGCGTGCGCGGAAGGGGGCGTGATGTCATGGCGAGCATCCATACCGCCCGCGCGCATCTTATTGCCGGCCGACCAGCACCCAATGGTGACGATAACGCGACACCACCAAAACAACTCCATGAACACCTCGTCTATTTCGAGGACCTGGACGAGCCGGTACACCCAGACGACTTTGTGGAGGGTCTGTTGATCTCCCGCGGCATGTCGGTCGTCTATGGTCAATCCAACTCGGGGAAGACGTTCTTCGCCACCGATCTGGCGCTGCATGTTGCCTGCGGCTGGCCGTGGAATGGCCGAGACACAACCCGCGGCGCGGTTCTCTATTGTGCCCTGGAGGGCAGCCACGGCATCAAAAACCGGGTCAGCGCGTTCAAGCAGACCCACGGGCTCGGGGTACTGCCTTTCGCCATCCTGCCTGTCACCGTCGATATGCTGAACCCCAGCGGGGATATCGACGGCGTGCTGACGGCGATCAAGAAAATTAAGGAAAAGACGGGGTTAGGCGTGTCCATGACCGTGATGGACACACTATCGCGCGCCATGGCTGGGGGAAACGAAAATGCCCCCGATGACATGGGCGCGCTCGTGCAGAACGGAGCGCGGCTTCAGCAAGAGGGACTTACGCACGTCTGTTGGGTTCATCATTCTGGAAAGGATGAGGCCAAAGGCGCGCGCGGCCACTCGCTGCTGCGGGCCGCTACCGACACGGAAATCGAGATCACCGCCTCGGGGCCGACACGGACAGCCCGTGTCACCAAACAACGGGACCTCGATTGCGAAGGCGAGTTCACCTTTAATCTCAAGGTGTTCAAGCTTGGAACTAACACGCGCGGGAAGCCTATCACATCCTGCACCGTGGACTACGGCGACAGTGCGGCTCTCGGGCGAGGGCATGCCGCGGGCGCGGCGTCCGCACGTCGTCACCTGACAGGTCACAACAAGCGGGCGCTTGAGGTCTTGATCGACCTGTGCGCCGTGTCAGGGCAGGCAGGGCACCCAGGTGTGCCTTCCGGTATCCAATCCGTGCCTGAAAAGTGGTGGCGGGATCGTTTCTATGACCGCTCTGCACCTGGAGACTCGGAAGATGCCAAGCAGAAAGCGTTCCGGCGGGCGTCGGTCGCTTTGATCAACGAGCATCTGGTCGGCATGGTAAATCGCCGGGTCTGGTCAGTTTCCTACACAAATGGGACCGGACATTGGTCCGGACAAAATACCGGACAAACGTAATTTTCTTTCATGTCCGGATGTCCGGCGGAGCGGACAAAACGGACATTCTCCCTTTAGGGAATGTCCGTTGTCCGCCGAGCATCCCCAAAGACCCGGCTCGTCCGGTGAACAGGAAAGCTATGCCCGAAGCACCAGTCACGACCCAGCCCGACTACGCCGCCGCCATGGCTGCGATCGAGGCCGCATACCCCGGCATCAACGACGACGGCACCTGCCGCCATGGCGATCGCTTCGACCGCTGCCCAACCTGCTCCCACGCCCCGTCACACCCGCTCCCGCAGGACAACGCACCGTGACCGACATCATCGCAGCCATCGCCGCTGGCCTCGCCATCGGATACCTCGCCATGGTCCCCCTCATCATCGTCGCCTGGGCCGTTACCCATCGGCGCTCCGCCCCATGACCCGCTCCAGCGAAATCGACCAACTGAGAGGCGAGATCGCGCGCCTCACCGAAGCTCTACAGGACACCCACGAGCGCGCCGCTAGGGAGATCGTCTATCTTCGCCGCCGCGTGGAACCAATCACATTCCTGATCGACCGCGGAAACTACCTGGAGATGCTCCAACTCCTCCATCCGCTCGATCAGAAGCGTGTCAGGGAAATGGTGATGAGGGACGCATGACACGCTCCTCCGCAATCCCAGCCGTCGCAGCCGCCATAGGCCGCTAGCGCGCCTCCCAGGTCATCGCACCGCCGCCAGACCCCAAGCGCCGTCAGCGACGCCCCTACCCCAGCGGTGCGTCCCGCGTCTCGTCCAACCGCGCCGTCACCGCCGCGTGCTCCCGCAGCGCCAACCCAATCCGCTCCGGAACCGCCTTCACACCACGTCGCCACCGGCTCACGTTCTGCACACGGACGCCAAGGACGGAGGCGGCCGTCCCGTCCGACCAACCCAGGTCTTCCAGCAACCCATCGAACTCCTTCGCCGTCATGGCACCCGCCTCCGCTCCGCAACCCGGAGCGCCAGCCAAACCAGCGCCCCGATCACCGCCCAACTCATGCCACCCTCACCGACGCGGCAACGCCTGTTGATACATCTGCTGGCTGCTCGGCACCCCACCCTCGATCCCAGGCGGCTGATACACCAGCGCACCCGTGCCAGGCGGCACCCACACCCCGCCACCAGCCGCCGGCGGGTAGTAGGCCGGGGGCGGCGACCCGTATCGCACGCCCGGTTGCCCGTATTGCTGCGCCGTCGCGTCACCAGCGCACAACGTCAGTGCCACTGCCACGATCGTCCCGATTGTCCTGTTACCCATGTCAGTCACCTCCCCGCCGGAATTTCGAGATACCGCGCCACTGCCCGCGGGTCCGGTATCAAACTGCCGCGAAGTTCCGGCGGAACCTCAGACCGAGCCCCGCGAGCGATGTCCAGCGCTGCCGAAATCAACGGCCGAACCGCATTCAACGTGTCCCGCATCTCGGTGATGTCCCCCGCCATTCCCGTTTCGCCCAACGCGGTCAATCGACGTGCCACCGCTGGCAGGTCCAACACTGCGTTGCCAATTGACCCCGATACCCGTTCCAGCGCGTTGTGGACCACTTGCAACCGCATCAGCGTCGCAACGTGGATATCCCGTTCCATGTCGATTTTTTCGGCGTCACTCATCGTCCAAGCCTCCATCGCTCATTCCCGCCAAGCCCATGCCCGGCAGGTATCCAGTTACCGCCAAATATTGCAGGCTACACGCCGCCGGCAGGGTCGCCCGCTACCCCCCTACCGGCTCACCCCTCAGAACCGCCCCACGTCTTGTCGCTATGAGCGGAAACGGCCCTATCGTGGCCCTCAGTCCGCCGCCGCGTCGTAAGCCGTCACCTCGGGAACCAGCGTCAGGTGCGGAACCGGCCGCGCCGGTCCGCTGTACGTCAGCCACCTCGACCGCGGCACCGGACCACGCTCGATCGGCTGCTCCCTCGGCCCATCCATGATCGGCACCACCCCAGGCGGCAATTCTCCCCCAGGCCAATACCGCGCCACAGGATACCGACGCTCCGGCACCTTCAGCCGCGTCCCCCGCGCCGTCGTGAACCCACGATATCGCGGCGGCAGGATCAACCACTGCCCCATGTCAGGCTCCAGGTCCCATCGCTCGCACACCGCATGAGCCCGCTGTTTCGCTACCTCCCCAGCCTCCCAGAACTCCAACCCGTCCATAACCGCACCCGGTAGACCGCCAGCGCCGTCCCAGGCACCGCCGCTCGCCTGCCAGAAGCCCGTACAGCGGTCCCAGGCACCCGGACCAGTGAAGTACCCGGCAATGGGCTAGAGGCCGCCAGCGACCCTCTCAGGGCCGCCTCCAGGGCATCCCCGCTCAATCCCCACCACGCAACCGACCCGCTCATGGCACCAACTCCGACCGCGCCTTGGCATACTTGCCGATCTCCGACCACCACCGGCTGCGTGTCGTGTGCCGCTTGTGGAAATCCACCAGATCGTTCTGCGTCGTGAACGCCAGCCGCATAAGCCGCAGCCACTGCGCCGCCGTGCCCGCGTCCGGCTCAATGCCCGGAAACATCGCGCGGAACTCCTCCAGTGCCGCCTTCATGCCACGTCTCCGGGGGAAACCAGGGACCGCAACCGACCGATCGCCGGCAACACCACCCCCTCATAGTCCGCGCCACCATCCCAAGCCGCCAGGAACTCCCGGCACGCCCGCGCCAACTCCCCATGCGCCATCACCTCAGGCTCATGCCGCGGATGATACGGCGCAGTCTCAGGCACCGGCCGCGGCGCACGGCTCACCGGTGTCCCCGCCTTCACCGCCTTAATGACGCCCGCCGTCGCCTTCCCCTTCGGCGAAGCCGCAACCGCCTTCTCCAGCACGGCAACCGCCCCCGCCTCCCCCTCAGACCGAACGAGGAGGACCGCTTCCCGAGCACTCACCGCACCGCCGGCCACAGCCTCCCGTATCGCGTCAGGACTGGCGGCAAGGTCCAACAAATTGGCCACATGCTGCCGCGTCCGACCAATCCGCGCCCCGATCTCCGTCTCCGTCCAGCCAAACGCCACCAACCGCTTGCACACCGCCGCCTGTTCCAACGCCGACAACGGCAGCCCGTTATTCGCCGTCAGCAACATCAGCGCACGCTCCGCCGCACTGGTTCCGCGCGCCTCCGGCAGACAGGGCAAACGCTTGATCTCACACCCCCGCGCTATCGACACACGCACCGCCGCCAATCGGCAATGCCCGTCAACCACTATCGCCCGATCTCCCGCCAGTCGCACAACCAACGGCTTGGATGACAGGAACCCGATCGCCGCAATACTGTCCGCCAGCGCGAGCACATGCGCCGCCAACTCCGGTGTATCGGTGCGGACGTTGAACGCCGGATCGATGTCCAGTGCCTCGACCGGCAGGTTGAACAGATCGCTTGTGCTGTCCGCCAAATCCTTCAGCCTCATGGCACGTCCCCCGCATCCATCGCCACGGGACCGGGCACAACCGCGCCCGCCGGCAACCACGCAAAGCTGGTCCGCACTCCAACAAACCCGTCCGCACTCGGCACCACCGTGATCTGGCATCCGCACAGCATCAGCAACGCGCACAACGTCGCCGCGCCCTTCGCCATGATCGCCGATGCACGCGCCAGCCCAGTGCGCAGATCGGTATGGGGGAAGCCGTCAATCGCCACCCGCAACCCTTTCGTGCGGCTGCGATGCACAAACACGACATGTCCCGCCTTCATCACGTCGCGCAGCAACGCCCGGTCAGCATTGTTCGCCAGCATGTCAATGCGACGATCCCACGTCATACGCTTGGATTGTATCAGCATGTTCAGCCCCTCGCTGTTCCCACCCCAGCACAACGCCAGGGCGGTTCGGTGTCCGCTCAGTCCGCCGCTACTCCCCGAAATAGAAACAGCCGCAATACGCCAGCAACGTGTCCTGATCGATCCCGCTGTGCACCTCAGTCCACGGCGTAAACCAGTCCTGACACTCCATCCAAGCTCGCGTCGGTTCGCAATGCTCGCTCAACTCCCCCATGATCCTAACCGCCGGGCCGCCCGTGCATAACAGCACCTCGAATTGCTCCGCCTCCATCTTCTCTCCAGGCGAGCACCATCCCGAGCGCACTTGCACGCTTAATGCGTCCTCCTCGATCTCGCGCCGCGCCTCCTCGGAATCCGGCCGTAGCCCGTTATCATCGCAACACGCCAGCCATGCCGCGTCTTCGTCGTCGTGCGTCGTTCCATCGTCCACACGATCCTTGCCCCAGCACCAGCCCGAATTGCCCTCATCGTCGGTCGTCTCAGTAACCCGGAACCCCGCATCCGTGGCCAGTTCCTTCGCCATCTCCGCATACGCATCGTCGTCATCAGCCGCGCGCAGCTTCGCTACCATCTCGGCAATGCTCGCATACTGCGCCATCGCCTGCGAACGTGCCGCAGCAATCTTGTCGTCGTCTGTATTGGCCATTGTCGCAAACCTTTCGCTTGCTATCGCAGCACCCCAACGGCACCGCGCCATTCCGTTACCCTATCAGTCGCGTAGTGTCAACATCCCCATGCACACCGCTTCATCCGGTTGCGCAGGCTGGCCACAGTATCCTTGCCAATCTTTCGCCCCAGCATGATGTCCTGCATCGCCATCGACATAGGACCCGCAAGAAAGTCCCTGAAATCAACAGGCACCTTGCACAATGCCTCACGCATCACCTTAGGCCAGTCCGCCCAGTCGCACGCATCCGAACGCATCCAATCGGCCAAGGCATCAACGCCCGCATAACCCCGACGCTCCTCCAGCATCAGACGTAACTGATCAATGTTCGTCTGCATTACGTTCGCCATCACACGTCACCCCTTGCGCGCCGTGCCGATTGCAGCAGCCGGTTCACTTCCAGCTCGATCGCAGCAACGCCGCTATCGTATTCCGCCTCAGTCATCCCGCTGCTCAGATATAGCTTGTCCAGTGCATCCATGCGCCGTTCCGCCCGACGCTCGATCTGGTCTTCGCTCATCGCCCACATATCTCCCCGCCCTGATCTTCCCACCGCGCATCCAAACCATCGCCAGCGTAATCGTTCACCGCCGCATTCATCGCCGCGCGGATTACGCCAGTGCAGCGCGCGCTGTTCCCGTCCAATCCCCCCACATGCGCAATGGCACCCGTCACACGTCCCGCAATGGTGCCTACCGGGTAATACGTGGCAACCTCCCCTGCCTCAATCCGCGCCCCACAACACGCGCAATCCCCCGCATACTTCACCACCAGCGTCCGCGGTGTCGCACGCGCAACCCTATACCCGTTCCTACGATATCCCATTGTCCTAAGCCCCTCGCTCAGTGTGGGGCGCCAGCCCAGCGCCGGCGCCCGTGTGTCGCTATTCCCGCACAGCTATGCCGCTATCGTTCCCATCGCTGCCATGTCACCGCGCAACGTGTCGCACTCATCCGCAAACACACTGCGCAAATACTCCTCCCCACTGTCACTCTCAACTGCCCACAATCCAGGCGATAGCAGCTCATACACGGTGTCATGGCCATTCCGAACGATCACGATATCGGCTCGTGCCTGGATGCCAATCAACGACCAGTCACCGCGTCGCCATGATGCAATCCGGTCCGCATCCTCATCCGCGTCCATCCAGTCCAATGGACTCGCGTCGCAATCGTCGTGCTCGATCATGTGAAACGACACGTAGCAACCATCCGGCCGCACAGTGTCGAACATCCGATATTCGGTCATTCCCAAGCCCCTCGCTCAGTTCCGGTAGCGCCCAGCGCGCAACTACCCAATCGCCATACCTGGCCATTGTGCCCGCCATATCCATCAGGACATGGCGCGCAGCATGGTCAGATCATCACATCACACGTATTCAGCCTGCCGCTTGTAACTCTCCGTCGCGCCTATCCCCTTGCACATACGCGCCGAATTGTCGGGAGAACACTGCGAACGTAACTCCCATGTCGCGACCAGCTTGCGCAACGTTTCGTCACCACGAAACACATGCAACCGCAACGCATCCCCATGCAAGCCAGCCTTCGCCAAATACCCGTTGGAATGATAGTCGGGATAGAACTCGAACTTGATCGCATCGCCAGCCCGCAACGTGCCAAGCACACTCTCAGCATGGCCGCCCTGTGACCAATACAGCCATAGCATCTCCCAGCATTGCACGCGCGTCACATCTTCCGGCTTATAGTCGAAGCCATAGACGCGAACCGGCGCCGCTATCGCATGATACTGGTCCGTGGCGAATGGATCACGTTCGCTCTTTACAGCGCGCTTGATAAGGAATGCTTCGCACTTGCTCGCATCGCTGCCATCAAAGCGCACAGTCAGAAAATCAGCCTTGCGCAACGCCGCAATGTCCAGCTTCGTCAAGATATATGGTTCAACGTATGCCATGATGTTTCGAGCCTTTCGCTCCGATCCGGCTCGCCCATCGCGCGCCGGTCTGATATGGTATACGCTGCCCAATGCCACATAGTCCATACACAAACAAATAAATCGTAAGGCGCGTAATCCTTGCCCCTAACTGAGTTCACAATCGACGCGCAACGCTATACCGCAATCAGTCGCGAGCAACGACCCACTGCAAACGGTCGACTCGTCACTGTCCAGGTATGGCAATCCATCTGTCCAGACTGCGGAAAGCCGTTTACCCAAGAGCAACGCCGCGCCTTCTCGCCAGAGCGCAACGCCTATCGCCGCTGCAAAGCTTGTAAGCGGGGGCCAGGTCGCCGAGTTTCACGTAACGCGCATCATGCAAGTCACTCAGCTTATCCCGTAGCTACCTATGGCGCAGTCCCAGACCCAACACTCGACAACCTCATGGATGCTTCTGAGCGCCGATTGACACGCGTCGCACATCCCCAGCGTGGCTTGCCTGAGTCGTGGTCAGACTGATCGCCGCACCCCATCGCAAACTACGCCGATCGCAGAATTCCGCGCTTTCACGCCCCATACAGGATCATGCAACATCCACAAACGGCCGTATGCTACAGTGGCCGACCTGGTATTATACAATGCAATCAACGATCTAGCCGCTTACCGTTCCGGTTCCGCGTCCATATGACCATCCGTCTGCCGAGCCATGGACACCACGTCGAACTCACGCCGACCGACCGTCAATGGGACGCAGGCTTGGCCACCAGAGGAAGGCCCGGTCACTATTTCTTCCGGGTTTTGCGGGGGATTTCCGTGTGATTACAAGCGTCTACCTGATGGGGAGGTGCCAATGGTCAATTCACGTCGGAAGCGCACTGTGGGGCGAGGGGCGGAGTATTATGCGTATCTGCGGTCGCCTGAGTGGGCTGATGTGAAGCGACGGTATCTGGCGTCGAAGCTGCCGAACTGGTGCTACGTGTGTGCCGATCTGTTGGTCAGAGGGACGTGTGAGTTCCACCACCGGACCTACCAGCGTCTGGGGAACGAGACGCTGTGGGACATCGTGCCGGTGTGTCGTGGGTGTCACGAGCGGGTCCACGACCGGATGAAGCGGAAGGTGGCTGGGCGTGCCGCGAATGGGTTGAACCGACCTACGGCCTGGCGAGAGAGCAAGTTACTGTGGCAGGCGACGGAACAAGAACGCGAGCATCGCTGGAAGCACGCGCCCGCTCCATCACCCGACGAATTGGCCAGGACCCCGCACACCAGGCGCAACCTTGAACGATGGGGCGTTAGCTGGCCACCTAGAAAGCACTGGCAGAAAGTGCTGCTCCGGAAGTGGTCGAGAACGCCGAATCGGGGGACAGACGCGGTGGTTTCGCCGTCCGTAAGATCAATCGCGCAGAAGTGATAGTGGGGGAGGAGACGCACTTGCCCCGTTCTTGGGGCGATCGCGCTTAGGTAGCGCGCTGTGATCGAGGGGTTAGGGAGCGGGTCAGCCTGTACTCCAACCCTTGTGGGGTTCCTCGGCACTCTCGCCTTGTGGGGCGACTGGCGGGAAGCACGGGCCATCACAGCGACTGATCGTGCTCTTGACGGTTGCGGTGCTCGCAGAGCCGTCCCTGGTGGTTGCAGGTCTTCACCGGGTTTCTCTCCGCAGCTTGCAGGCCAACAACCGTTCGGCGTGTCCGGGGCCTATGCTGCCCTTGGAGGAACGGGCCAAGGGCCAGGGGCCGCGTGTAACAAGCCCTGGTGCGCGGACTATTCCCGCAAACACAGCCACATAGAGCACGGTTTCCGTGCTAGGTGGCAAGGTGAATACGGTGCGGTTAGCGGGCAATGGGATGCTCGGGCCAGCTCTAACGAGGCCACAGACCGAATTTTTGACGGTAACGGGATACCGCTATGTGGACGTTGACGGTGCTGATCCGGGGTCGGGGGACGACGATACCGCTGTATTTCGAGGCGGAGGGGGCGGCGAAGGCGGCCCAGGAGGCCATTTTGGCGCAGGAAATGGGCCAGTGCCGGGTGACGGACAGCGGGGGCCGGGTTCTGACGTTCGACCGGATGATGCTGGATGCGACGGTGCTGGAGGGGGATCAGTGATCAGGGGCGTACTGTACTATATGTGCTCTGTGGAGGAGATGGTTGATGGACCGATCTGATCCGGACTGGTCGCCGGGGATGGCTACCGACGATCGCAGCCTCACCGAACCATACGGCCCATTTGCCGCCGGCATGATTGCCACTCTGCGCCGGGAGCTGGGGCGGGCGAACGAGATCATCGCTTCATGGCGGCGGGTGATCGAGGAGCTGCGGACGAAAGAGCACGGTCTGACGCAGACGATCGATGAGCAGCGCGCGCTGATCGCCGACCTTGAGCGCGACCGCGATGCGTGGCGCGACAAGGCGCAGCGGACAGCAGGTCCCGCATGCACAACCGTCCATACAGCCGAGTGGCCACCGTTCCCCGCAAGCGCGCTGACCAAGGGTGACGGGATTTACCGTGGCGAGCTTGGATGATCGACGCAGATCGCATCGTCGCGCCGTCCGACACCGCATGGCTCCAGGTGCCGCTTAGACTCGGCGGCAGCACCTCGCGGCTGCGGATGACGCTGGCAGAGGCGCGTGAATTGCGCGACTGGCTGACGGCGAATGTTAGAGACGAGGACTTTGGTGGGTCGCCTGATAATGGCCGATGATGATGTCGTCTGGTTCCGATTGCTGCCCGCCCGCCAGGCGCGCATTCGCAAGCCGGCGGGCGACGAGTTCGAGTCTGCATGGCGGTTGATCGGGATGCACAATGCGGACAGGCGGCGGGTGCTGGTGTGGCGCGTGCCGGCGGATAATCCGGGCCGTTTCATGGTCCCCGATGGACTGATGCGGATACCGTTCCTGGTGTTCTCCGATGAGACGATTGAGGATCGGGATGATGTGATCCTGCCGATCCTGGACGGGATCATGCGGGATGCGGAGGCGGCTCGGCCTATGCCGGAGGACCCGGATGGGCGGTTTGTTATGACGGGGGACCGGCCGTTTCCTGGTTGGGTGAACTGAGGTGGCGAAGGCCGCAACCAAATGGCTGCCATTGTTCCGGACCTACATCAGTCACCTCCGGATCACCAGCAAGCACGCGGCTGAAGACCCTGATGGAGACGGCATTCCACTGAAACTATGGACCTCGCAGACGCGCGTACTTGAGGAGATATGCGATGGTTTGGAGAACGGCATCCACACGTTCTACGTGCTCAAAAGCCGGCAGCTTGGCGTTACTACTGTTACTCTAGCGATATTGTTGTTCTGGTTGGCTCTGCACCCCAATACCATCGCGTGCCAGGTGTCGGAGAGTGACAAGTCATCGGTGAAAAACCGAGCTACAATCTCAGCTTATCTCGCATCGCTCGAAGCCTTCATGGGCAAGAGCTTCGGGGTCATCAAGAACAACAAGTACGGCATTACGTTCCGCAACAAGAGCCGGTTGGACTTCCTGGTGGCGGGAAAGAGCAAGACCAACTGGGGCGAGGGTGAGGGCTATCTTGCCGGTGTGCTGACCGAGGTCGCGGCGTATGGCAGAGAGGAAGGCATCGACAGCTTCCGACATGCTACCGCTCCCGAGAACCCACGCGCTTTATATATTTACGAAGGCACCGCAAAGGGTCCGAACCACTGGAAGGATATGTGGGAAGCAGCACTACAGGACGAGTACACCTCGCGCTGCATCTTCGTGGGCTGGTGGTCACATGACTTGCAGAGGATCAAGGCAACTGACCGCCGGTTTGTGTCGTTTGGCATAGAGCAACCGACACCTCTGGAGCACGACTACATCGTGGCCGTTCGGCACCAGTACGGTTACGAGGTCGATCGCGAGCAGTTGGCTTGGTATCGGTGGCAGGCGACACTGCCTAATTCTAACATCGCCGATCTTGATCAGAACCAGGCGTGGACGGCCCAGCAGTGTTTTGTCCAGTCCGGCATTAGCTTTTTCCAGACACGGTTGCTGGCAAAGCGGCGTGATGAGATACAGGACGCGCCAGCCAATACGAGCATCGAGGACGGCGGGTTTGGTTACAAGGCTTACAACTTCTACCTCGGCGATGACTACCATCTGTCCAAGGTCGAGGAGATCATCTCGTTCATACCGCCGGAGCAGCGCAAGCTCCGCATTTGGGAAAAGCCGCACCCTGAGGGGTGGTATTCGATCGGCGTTGATCCTGCGTTCGGGCGAAATGACGTAGGAGATTTGCATGCTATTGAGGTGTGGCGGTGCTTCGCTGACCGCATGGTGCAGGTGGCGGAGTGGGCCGATAATGTGCCCGATACGCGGCATTGCGCATGGGTCATGGCGTTCCTGGCGGGGCAATATCAGAACTGCCGGCTGAACGTGGACCTGACCGGCGGGCCGGGGGCGGCAGTGATGCAGGCGTTCCAGGACTTGCGCGACCGCATGCGCAGCGAGCTTTATGCCGGCAAGGTCGAAGTGTTTGAGGACTTCCTGGCGGCTGCGAACTGGTATCTGTACCGGCGCATCGACAGTCCAGGGCCAGGGTATATGTACAACACCAAGGTGGGGCGCGATCTCAAGTTCCGCATGATGAACATGCTGCGGGATAGCTGGGTCACCAATCTGTTGGAGATCAGGTCGATACCGTTGCTGGATGAAATGGCCAACGTGCGACAGGCGAACAGTGATATAGCAGCAGAGATCGGGCCGAGTGGGACTGGCAAGAGCCGGGATGATCGGACGTTCGCGCTGGCGCTCGCGCACCTCACATGGGCCGAGAACCTGCGGCCGGGACTGATCGCGCAGGGGATCACCTGGGAGGGCACCAAGGCCAAGGAGAAAGGCGAGATTTCACCATTGGCCGATCGGTTAAACAGGCGCGTGTACTCGCTGATGAAAGCGGCGGACGAGGCAATGGACCTGCCACCTCCGCGCACGTTCTTTGAACAGAGGGGCTTGAACTAGCCATGCCGCTTGACCCTCAGTCGATCATATCAAACGAAATGACCGGTTCCTACAGTTTCGACTATAAGGTTCCCCACAAGATCATATTCTATGGATCAGACAACCAACCAGCCGTAACACTGGACTTTGACGCCGACCCGCCGACAGTCACGCTGCGTCCTGGCATGACCGTCACTGAAGCGGCCAAGATGTTCTGGAACAAGTCGGCGGAATTGATGGGGCAAAAACCACCGTTTCCAACGGACCCATAGCAACCATGATCGAGCGCCTGCCCTGTGGAACTATCAAGCCACCCTGGACCACACGGCCAGCCGATCGCTATCTGTCGCACCCCCATCTGAATATCGCCATCATCCAGACCTTGTTCGACCCCGAGTTCGTCTACGTGGTGACCGAGCAGGTGCTGCCCATATCCGTCCTCGATGCCGTCTCGATGGTTGTCCAGTGGCGGACAGAACACTTTGGAGCACCCGATGAAGGAAAAGACGCCGCCGCCTGACGAAGCTGTATCGCTTCCTTTCGAGCCAACCCTGAAGATGTTGATCGCTGGGAAGTCGTCGCTGTTCTCTTGTGCTGAAGACCCCACCTTCGACGATGTTCGCAAGGTGTACGCTGCGGTCATAGCCGCATGGATGCAAGAAAGGAGGTCTTCCGTTGAAGGAACCGACACCGACGCGGCGGCTTGATCCGCGGGCCATGGCCGTCCAGGCACGGCAGGAGGCGCCGGAGCCGGTGCGAGGCCCCGTCGCCGAACCGCCCCGGTTTACCATGGTGGACGACCGCGTGGACTCTGCGCCCGCTCCGGTTCTGGAGCGTGTGGCCCCCGGACTTGATCCGGGGGCTACCAGCGCCGCCGTGGCCGAAGCGTTTGCCGCGGTGGAGGAGAACCCGTGGCAGACCATGGACACCGCGCCCAAGGACGGCACGTTGATCGAGGTCCGCGATGGCGTCATGGCCGTGTGGCGGGTGACGAGGTTCAGAGACCCCATAGCCCGGAAGTGGAAGGTGCGGGCCTACTGGGCAGACCCAATCACGCGGGATGAGGTGCCCAATGTCGAGCAATGGCGCATGCTGCCCGGCTACGTGAACCCGTGGAACCCGGTGCCGGCATGATGGCATGGCTTTGCAACTTCATGCCACACAACTGGCTGCATATAAGGTATGGGATATGGCAATGCACGCGCTGCAAGGAACTGAGCGTCGGCCGAGATCCTGATTTGCAGTCCGATGACTGATGACCGCACACGCTGGAAGCACTCGTTCAGATGCCGTAGCTGTGGTGGCCGCTTCAGCGTGCTGCGGCTCACCGCCGACCCCGACCGCGTGAAGCTGCCCCGCTGTCCCCGCAAAGGATGCACCGGCAAGGTCCGGCAGAGCTACGTCGAGGACAAGGGCTTTGATCCCGCAGACGGCATCGCCCCGGCGGTCGTCGGTGCCAACGTCCAGGTCCGAGCGTACGACACCGCGTTGGAGATCGTGGCCCAAGACCACGCCATGACTGATATCAAGGATAGGTTGCGGCCAGGAGAGACAAGCGTCCCCTCGCTTGCGCCACACCTTCAGAAAATGGCCGACAACTTCTGGGGCGGTCAGCGCAAGCAACCCGCAGTGCGCCGCGGCAAGGTGGATCTGAGTCCCGTGTTCGGCCAACGGGCGATCGACGCCCAAGGCGGCGTCCCCGCCGGCGCTCAGTTCTCGCTGGACCGCGGCAGCGCCATCGCGCCTATCCTTCAGCAACCAGGCAAAGCACCGGGGGATAGTCCGATCCCCAAGCATCAGATCATCGCCGGGTAGCCGAGGAACGGAGTTGGTGCTATCCCAGGACTTGCAAGACGGCACGAACCGTCCTGCAAGCCCCGGTAGCTAGAAGCGGATCATGAACAAGAGCCTGATCCGCTTCTTCCACCGGAAGACGACCAGGATAAACATCCTCGCGTCCTCCGTACCATCGACACCCTGAACGGGCGAACCTGCCCGCTCTCGCAGGCAATCGGTGGCACAGCAATTATAGCCAATTCTGCGTTGATCGGTAGATCGTAGCTTTTCAAGAGGATACGTGCCATTGTGGACCTCGGACGTGAACTACAGGCACCCCGGAGGAACACCATGGCCGCCGTGACACTCGATCAGACCGTGCAGGACGAAATCGGCGCGATCAACATCGCCAACGACAAACTAGCCGCCAGACTGACCGCTCTGGAGGAGGAGAACGCCGCGCTGAAAGCCGAGCTGAAGACGCCGGGTGCGCTGCTGAAGCCGACAACGCTGGATGCGATCAAGGCCGCCCGCGCGCAGTCCGAAGCCAACGCCGCCAAAGCCGAGAAGATGGCCGCGCACCTGCCGGAGACCGAGAAGGTCGAGGCCGCACAGCGTCCGGCACCCCCGCCCCCGCCGGCGCCTCGGCCGGCACCCACGCCGCCAGCTCCGCAGCCGACACCAGCCGGCGCGATGGCGACCGCGTAGCCATCCGGTTCCTGCCTTGTGCGTATTCCCTCGCGGCACCGCGGCCAATGGGCGGCCGAACTCATCCATGACTGCTCGGTGTCGCGGGCGCAGCGCATCCAGAGAGGCATAGCCTACAGGAACTTGTTTCTAACAGGGTCCGAGAATGGCGTTCCACAGACGTTTCTAAGAACGCACGACTTCATCCTCGATCTGCTTGCCGTCCTCTATTCGCCATCCGACCTGCGTTTCACGGTAGATTTCTTCGGCCAGGTCTCGCCCGTCGAGCGCGCGAAGGGCGTGGTCGCCGCCGCCATCCTCCATCAGCACATAGGGCAGGCGGAGATCGATGACGCCTGCGGTGAAGCCGCGCTGTGGTCGCTGATCAAGGGAAAGGCGATCCAGCAAATCGTTTGGTCCCGGCAGGGTCTGGAATCCTACCTGATCCAGCCGGAAGCCTTCGGCGTTTACAACGAGAGCATTTCGTCGCTGGAGCGACAAGAAGCGTTCGTCCATACCACTTTCCCGACCCGCTCCAAGTTCCGCCAGATGATCTACGGGCTGCCGGAGGCCCGTCAGAAGGAACTGATGGCCGCGTGCGATCGGTTGACCACGCGAGGGCGCGAAGGCGACGACAGCACGAACGTGCTGAAGCAGATCATCGTCGGCGGGCTGTATCCATACGCCACGCAAGGCTCGCCGGCGGGGCAGTCGGGCGGTCAGATCACCCACCTGTTTGCGCCACAGGCCACCATGCCGCCAGCCGTTGTCGATAGCCTCGTTCCGATGGAAGAATTGTGGGTCTGGAATGAGGCCCAGGATGACTGGTGCACGATCACCATGGTTGGCGAGGAGATCGTGTTCGGGGAGGACCAGCTTTTCAACGCCTTCAGCAGCCAATACCCGGTCAAGGACGAGAAGAACCCGCTGAACGGCAAGCACGGCTTCATCGAGTTCTGCCCGATGCCGCTGGATCAGAACTTCTGGGGATTGTCGTTCGTCTATCTGGTCGCTTTGCTACAGCGTTCGATGAATAACCGCATCGACGGGATCAACACTATGCTGCGCAAGGAGGAAGACCCGCCGCGGTTTGCCTCCGGCACAATGGGCATTAACCAGAACGCCTACGCGAAGCTGAACAAGCCGGGCGGATACTTCACGGACGGCTCTCCGAACGCGAAAATCCAGGATATCGTCAAGGAAATTCCCACCGATCTCTGGAAGTCGTTACACGAGCTTAACCAGATGTTCGATCAGATCGCAGGCATGCCGCCGATGATGCGTGGCGAGGCCGAGGGCAGCGTGCGCAGCCAGGGGCAGAGCGATGCGATGATCCGCATGGGCGGCGCGCGGCATAAGAACCCGGCGCTGAAGCTCGAACGCAGTGTGGAGCGAACCGGCGCGTTGTGCCTCGATATTCTGCGCGCGAAAACCGTCGATATTCACACCGCATGGGTCAAACCAAACGTCAAAAGTCTGGAGATAGACGCGGAACCTGATCCGTCGCTTGAACCGCCCGCACCCGGCATGCAGCCGGTGTCATTCCAACTGCGGCATTTGAGTGAGCGTGCGCGAGTCACGGTTGATTCGCATAGCAGCAGCCCCGCGTTCAGGCACGAAAATAGGGCGCTTTTGTTTGCGTTGGCGAAGATCGGTGCGGCATCGCCGCAACAGGTCGTTGCAGGAACGCACCCGCCGAACGAAGATGCGATGATCGAGGATATCGAGGCCAAAACGATCGAGCAGGCGGCGTTCCTACAGGCGCACCCAGAACTGGCCGCCAAGGGCGGTGGGAAGACCAAGCACTAGGCTCAACCCACCACCACCGTCGCCGTCGTAACGCGCGCTATTCAGCCGGCGGGCGGCGTCGGCTGAGCGGTCTCGACCACGTTCGCGATGTCCAGACCGATCTGCGACGGCACGAATGCCGGTGCTACCTGATCAAACAGTTCCGCGTTATCCGCGGTGTTGCCGGCGCTGTCCGTGATCGCAATCCCGATACCCGTCAGCATGGGCGTGGTGACCGCCAGCCAGTTCACGCTGATCGTGGTCTGACCAGCGGCATTCTTGTCCACGACGGCCTGAAGGTGCGTGGTGTCGGAGCTGACCACGGTAAACACGTCGGCCGGATCGACGGGAACCAGGGCGCCGGTTGGCGAAGTTTCAGTCACGACAAAATGTGCAACGACATTGGTTTTCAGAGGGTATGCGGCCATGACGGCTTCTCCTGTTTTGAGGTCGGTGAACGTGGGACGAAGCAGCACGATCTTGCCCGGCTGCGGTGGGGGTATGGTCTGTGAGAGAGCGGCCAATATCGCCGCCACGTCGGTCTGAAGGTTCGTCAGCGCCGCGGTGTTCGCGCGCAGTCCAGCCTGGAATTGGATGACTTCGCCCTGCAACTCGCCCTGATGACGCAGCACCCGATCAAGCAGGTCGTACAGCGTTGTGGGCGCCCGGTGGTAGTCCGGCCGGCGGTTGCTGGAATTGTCGGGCATCTGACACCCAATATGGGGACTCCCAAGGAACTATACGACCGCTCCCGTAAAATCAATGGCTTGTTGACATATGTGCAGATGAAGGATTAGCGTCGCCACAGTCTGGGTGTCCAGGCCGCGCGGTGGACTGCTCTCGCGCCCTCAGATGCTCGCTCCTGACGTTCAGGGGCGCGGATCGAAACAAGGAGACCAACGATGGACGTACGTTATCGGCGCGGTCGGCGTAGGGGTCGCAAGTAACCCTGATCCGGCTCTGAACAGGCACTGACGCGCGCCGCCCTCCTTGTTTCCCTGGTAGCGCGCGTCGGTCCCTACGGAGACCACATGGCCCTTGGGCCTATGCCCATGCCTCCCGGCGTTCCCGGCGGCGGACTGCCCCCAGGCGGTGCTCCCGGCGCAATGCCGCCCGGTATGCAGGCCCCGCCCGGCAATCTCGGCCCGGCCACCATCCCGCAGAACAACCCCGGCAACATCCTGCAAGCAATGCAGAAGTTGCAGGCCGCCACCAAGATGATCACCGAGGCGCTGCCGCAAATCCCCATGGGGACCGAACTGCACGGCGCTGTTCTCAAGATCGCCGCTGACCTCTCCAAGCACATCGGCGAGGCGCACGAGAACCACCAGAACCAGATTCAGACGCTGCTGCAAGCCATCCAGTCGTCCAAGAACGATCAGCAGATGGGCATGCTCAACCGCGTTTCCCCGCCGCCCAATCAGCCGCCCGCCATGCCCGCCCCAGGCGGTGCTGGCGCACCGCCGCCCGCAATGGCGGCGTAACAGGAGACCCCCATGGCCAACACCCAGAACAACCCGCCCGGCCCGTTCGCCCCGTATGACAACACGATCAACGAAAGTGACAGTTTGATGAAGCGCGTGCCGTTTCCCAAGATGGACATCGGCGCGAACTCCACCGGCCTGCCGTCAGGGCTGATGAAGGAAGGCCCCGGCTCGATCTCCCACGTCGGCACCGGCGTAAAGAGCCGCTGACGTGTCGGATTCAGTCAGCGTTCCACGTGGCACGTATGATCTGCACGCCCGAACAGCCGCTCTGCTGGACCGCCTGCTGGGAGATCCCCGGACCGCGGAAGAAGCGGAGCGGCTGATCGCCACCGTCAACCCTGACGCCAAGTTTCCCCATCGCGAACAGCGGGAAGCCCTGCTTGCTCCGGCCCTGAAGCGCCTGGACGAAGAATCCAAGAAGCGACAGGCGCTTGAGGAGAAGTGGGCGGATCGCGAGAAGACCGAGCGCGAGGCTGCGGAGAAGCAGCAGGAGAACGCCCTGGCCGCACGCCTCGATGCGGTGCGCGATCGCCGCGGCTTCTCCGAGGAAGCCATGCAGAAGCTGATGCAGCGCATGCGCGACCAGAACAACCCCGATGTCGATGCCGCCGCCGCGTGGGTTGCCGAACAGTCGCCGCGGCCCGGCCCGCAGGTCGGACAGAACGATTTTCTCCCCCGCAGCGTCGATGTCTATGGCGCCAACTCTGGCGACAAGGCGTGGGAGGGGTTGCACAAGAATCCCGATGGTTGGCTCACACAGGAACTCCGCAACATCGCGGTCGATCCTGAGTTCGCCAAGCTCGGTCAAGGTTAGTAGAGGGCCAGTAATCCATGTCCGGTTCAGTCACGCAATTCACCGGCCCGTCTTCTGGCGGTCTGGTTCCTGGTGGCCTCACCGGGCAGCAGCTTTCCTACATCACCCGACGCGCGATCATCCCGACCGTCTTCGTCCAGGTCTATCAGGCGCATCCGCTGCTCTCGATGCTGCTGGCGAACACGCAGGCCGCCATGGGCGGCGTCGGGCAGATCACCTTCCCGGTCCAGGGCAGCTCGTTCGTCTCTTTCCAGTGGGGCGGGTTCGGCGGAGATTTCCAAATCCCGCAGGATCAGGTCGCGCTCAATCAGGCGCAGTTCAACCTCAAAGCCGGCATGGTGCCGATCGGGTTCTTCGGCTTTGAGAGCATCATCCAGTCGAGCGAAGTGGTCATCCCAAAGCTCCGGGCGGTCACCTCTGACGCCGCCGTGGTGATGAAGCAGAGCCTCGCCACCGCGCTCTACCAGAACACCGGCAACAACCTGGCTTTGGACTCTCTGGTCGGTGCCTTCGACAACGGGACAAACGTTCCGTCCTATGGCGGCATCCCGCGGACCAACGGCTACTGGCAGGGCCAGTACTACCCAAACAGCGCCACCATCGTGAATCGCCTCGGCATCGCGCAGGCGCTGGTGAAGGTGCAGACCGGAGCAGGCGGCGAGGCCCCGGATTTCGTGGTGATGAACCCGGTCAACTGGGCCACGCTCATGGCCGACTTCATGGGCGCGGAGGTGTTTCAGACCACACCGCGATCGATCTATGGCCGGGATGCCGTGGTCAACGCCGGGTTCCGTGCGATCCGCGTTCTCGATACCCCGGTGTTCCCCGACCCGTTCTGCCCGGTCGGCGAGATGTACGCGATCAACTCGCGCTACCTCGCGATGTTCATGCACCCGAGCCTGCAAATGTACTTCACCGGGTTCGAGAGCATGATCCCGCAGGGGCAGTTGGCGTCCATCGGCGTGCTCGTGGCGGCACTGAATATGTGCTGCATGAAGCCGTCCTCGGGCGCCCACTTCACCGGGTTGCAGTCACCGGCCTGGTCGGGACCGCCATCGCCGCCGCCCGCACTCGCTTCGCAAACGGCTTTCGCCGGCCAGCCACTCGCGTAAGGGACACAGCAAATGGTTTCTCGTTTTGGTGGTGTTGGCATTGCACTGCCGCTGAATCAGACCGGCACCAACGCCCTGGCATTGCCCGCCGGCGGCTCGTTCCTGGTCCCCCCCGGCTCGTTCAACCTGAAGCACGGCCTCGCATCGTCGGTGCAGACACTGGACCCGGTGCTGAACGTGTGGCGCCCGGCAGGGTCCGAGGCGCAGCAGTGGCAGCAGGTAGACAGCGACGGCGGGAACTACCGGGTCGCGAACACGACCGGTTGCCCTCTCGCCGCACTGCTGACCAACGCCGGCACTGGCTACACGTCGGCACCGGTGGTCGCCGCAACGGCCGGCGCGTCCAAGTGGGTCGCCGTCATGGGGCAGGTGATCTCCACCACGATGACCGTGGTGCAGGGCGGCGCCAACTATGTCTATCCGCCGATCGTCATCATCCAGGCGCCCCCGCCGGGCGGGATCCAGGCAACGGCCACTTCGGTGCTGACGGCTGGTGCCGTTTCGTCGCTGGTGGTGACCAACCAGGGCGGCGGGTATCTGACCGCACCGTTCGTCACCATCCTCAACGACCCGCGCGATATCACCGGCGGCGGTGCCGTGGTCACCACCACGCTGACCGGCGCGCAGACCGTCAACGGGGTCATCTGCATCGACCATGGCAATCCCGTCACCGCGCTGCCGTCGCTCACGTTTACCGGCGGCGGCGGAACGGGTGCGGTGGCCGTGCCGCTGATGAACTGGGCGGTGCTGACCTATGCGGTGACCAGCGGTGGCACCGGGTTTACCGGCGCGGTGATCATCAACACGCTGGGCAACGGCGTGCCGACGACGGCCACGGCCTATGTCAATCCCGACACCCAGGCCAACTTCATCCGGTTCCGGCCTGCGACCATCCAGGGCGCTGCTTCGGCTGGCGTGATCGTCGCGGCCGGGCAAATCCTCATCGATCCAGGCTCCATCGGCGGCATCGCGTCAAACATCCAGATCGTCGCCACAGGCAGCATTCTCACCGCCGCCCCGACGCTGACGATCACCGTGGGCGGCGTGACCGATTTCCTCTGGATGCAGATGGGTTAGACGTAGGCGCGGATTGAACCGGTGTGGCGCTGTCCGATTATCTCCAGGAAACCCGGAGCCTGATCCGCGACGCGCAAGGGCTGTTCGTCACTGACCAGAATCTGATCCAGCGCATCAACGAGGCGCGTGCCGACATCTCGTTGCTGACCTCGTGCATCCGACGACTGATTACCGGCCAGCCGCCGTTCGGGGCACAGGCACAACCGGGCCTCGCGGTGGCCGGCGGTGCTATGCCGGGTTCCGATCCGAACAGCACATTCGCGACAATCGCCGGCCAGGAACGCTACCCCTACATCGGTTTCGGCAACCTGTACCTGAACCAGCAGCACAAGGGCCTGCGCGGCATCTGCGACACCATCTCGGTGTCCGTTTCGTGGGGCGGATCGGTGCGTCCGTCGCTCGATTGGATGCCGTTCGAGGACTTCCAGGCGTACTGCCGCTCGAATCAGGTGCTGGTGACCAACTATCCGATCGTCTGGAGCGTCTACAACGACGGCGAGGCGGGCGAAATCTACGTGTTTCCGGCGCCGCAGACCGCCAACGAGATGGAATGGGACACGCTCTGCACCGCAGGACCGATCTACAAGGATGACGACTTCGACGCGGTGCCGCAGCCGTTCAAGTCGTGCGTGAAGTACTACGCCGCGGGCCGTGTGTTCGAGGACAGCGGTCGGTATGGCGCGGCGCAGCTTGCTTTCGCACGGTTTGAGAGCAGCGCGGAGTTAAGGCGAGGTGCGGTCGATCGAGGTAAAGTACCGACCAGATATCCGGTGTGGTGATCGGCCATGTCTGACACCACACGCGGCGTTGCAAAGCTCTCCCAGGCGGTCGGAAAGGCTTTAGGGCTGCCACAGGACTTGCAGTTCTACTCTGCATTCCCGTTTGCGGGGATGAACCAGCAAGACGCGCGCACGGCGATTGAAGATTCTGAGTCGTACTGGTGTGAAAATCTAATTTGGACCGGCCGAGCCAGCCTACGGTCTCTCTGGGACCGCGGAAACACGCTGTTCAGCGATCCGGGCGGTCGGCAAATCGTCTATTTCAAGTGGTACAACATCGGCGAGGATGATTTCTGCGCCGTGTTCTTCAACGACGGCACCGCATTGCAGGTCGCCTTTCCAAGCGGTGCGCAAACCGGCATTTCAGCGGTCCTCGGCACGTTCTACAACGGCGGACAACTGCCCGTCGCACAGCAGTCCGGCAACCTGTTCCTCCTGATCGCCAATAACCTGACCCCCAACGACTATTGGATATGGGATGGGCAGGTGCTGTACGGCGCCGGCACCCTCGGGCCGTTCCAGGTCGGCGATCTGACATCTTCCGGTCTCGGATACACGTCCGCACCTGCCGTCCGATTCTTCGGCGGGTCGGGAACAGGCGCGACCGGAACCGCCACGGTGGTAAACGGCGCGGTGACCTCGGTGCAGGTTACCAACCCCGGCACGGGCTACGTGCCCGGCGATCAGGTTCAGATCGCGTTCTCCGGCGGCGGGTCGGACAGCAGTGCGTTGCTCCAGGCGGTGCTCACCGCGGGCACGGTGGATCATCTGGAACTGATCTCTGGCGGCACCGGCTACACATCGGCGCCCGCCATCGTGTTCAGCTCCGGAACGGCGGCTGCCACGGCCACGGTGACGGGTGGCGTGATCACCTCGATCAACATCACCAACCACGGTGGCGGTTATACCTCCACGCCCACGGTCAGCTTCTCAGGAGGGGGCGGAACCGGTGCGTCCGCTGTTGCCGTGCTGTCCCCTGGATCGGTTGCTTCGGTGACCGTGGTGGACACCGGCACGGGGTTCTCGGGAACGCCGTTGCTGACGTTTACCGGCGGGGGCGGCGGAACTGGCGCTGCGGCAACCGCTAACCTAACGTTCGGTGGCATTACGTCCGTCACAGTGACGGCGGGCGGTAGCGGCTACACGTCTCCCCCGACCATCGTGGTCGGCACGGCGCTGAACAACGCGGCGGCAGGCGCAATTGACGTCATGCCGTTCGGCGTCTCCGGCACGACCTTGGAGACGTTCCTGAGCAGAGTCTGGATTGCGGTTCCTGCACAGATCGCGCCGCAGTCCACGGGCGGCACGTTTCAGGTGTCGGCTCCGGCGTCGTTGACCGACTTTGCGACCTCGGATGGCGGGTTACTCTTTCCTAACTCGGACAGATTTCTTCGGAAGCATTATACGTCGTTGCGTCAGAACAACGGGTTCCTCTACCCGTTCGGTGATAGCTCGGTCTACGTTATCTCGAACGTGCAGACCAGCGGTTCCCCGCCGACCACGACTTTCCTGTTTCAGAATGCGTCGGCGCAAGCCGGAGCGGCGTGGCGCGACACCGTGGAGGACTTCGGCAAGGCGTTGCTGTTCGCAAACCAGACTGGCGTATTTGGTTTATTCGGCGGAGGTGCGTCGAAACTCTCTGACAAAATCAACAACATTTTCGACAGGGCGGTGTTTCCTCCTACTTCCGGTGCGCTCACACCATCAGGTGCGGCAGCCTCTGTTCACACGATCCCGGTCTACCTTCTGCTGTTGACCATCACCGACCCGTTTACACACACGCCACGCAATGTCCTGGTTGGGTTCGACGAGAAACGCTGGTTCGTGGCCAGTCAATCCGCCTCCCTAAAGTTCATCGGGACACAGATGATAAACAGCGAAATGACAGCATGGGGAACCGATGGCGTGTCGCTGTTCCCCCTGTTTGGCTTGCCGTCCGCAAACCTGTCGAAACTGCTGGTGACGAAGTACTTTGGCGGCGAGCGAGAACTTCTGATAAAGGAACCGTTGGCGGTGTACTACCGCGCGACGGATAAGTCCTCGAATGCTGCTGGGGTAAACCTGACGGCGACGATGGAGGGAACCGGGTGGCAGACACAGGTCGGCCAGCCAGGGCAGCCACCAGCCGAGACGTTCGTCAACCCGATACAGCCTAACTTTGTGGCTCCTGACGGGACAATGCCGAGTTGGGGTGGGCAGACGGCGGCAGTTCCAGGGTCCGCCATTGGGCTCACGCTGCAAAGTAACTCGCCGGACTTCGTGCTGTCCGGCGTTTCGATAGCGTATAGAGAAATCCAGGCACTGTTCGGATAGGAGAACAACATGGCACGCAGTAAATTCGTCCCGCTTGTAGCGCCCGGCGAGAACCCGCTAGGCATGAGGGCGCAAACGCCGAACGGAACGGCTTCCGATTGTGGAGACGGGTGGAACACGGATTATCATTATGGGCCACCAGCGAACGGGGAGCGATGGACCATGCCGCAACCCGAGTTCGACCAGTTCAGCGTGATGCCCGGAAACGGCGGATCAAAGAAGCCTGCGGGTCGGGGCGCAAACAAACGACTCAACCGCACTGGAGAGTAAAGTGCTCGCCGGTTTGTCCTCGACTCCCACCAGCGCATCGCAGTGGGCGACCTGGAGTTGGGACCACAAGGATCACCACACGCTGATCCAGCAGACCATCCTTACGCGCACGGGGACCAACTTGCAGATATTTCCACTCGACCCCATCCCCTTCGCCGAAATCCATCGTTGGCTGGAGTGGAACCAGCGTGCCCACAACGACATTAATGGTTCTTTAGGAACTCAATCGAGCGATCTGCAACAGGTGGACATCACCAACCCGCAGCAGTTGCAGGCGTGGATTTACCTGCATCGCCGCGAGCACGAATCCTGGTCCGCTTTCCTGAAGGTGTGAGGCATGGCCCTTGATCCGAGGTATGTGCTTGCACAAGGGGCGCTAGGCTCAAGGGTTCCGCCAGACTCGATGATGGATAGCCCGCAGGTTCTAGTCCTGCCGGGCACAGGCAATGAGACTGATACGAAAATCCCCAGTGACCGAGATATGGGGACTGATGCGCGTCTTGCCAAACAGCAGGAGCTATTGCGGCAGATGCAACACCTCTCCGCACAAATGGATAAGACGACGGACTTCGAGGAGAGCAAAAAGCTATTTACTCAGTGGCTGGCTGTGGGGAAACAAATAGAAGACAATCACGATAGTTTTATGCAGTCGCATGTCGGAAAATTCTTAGACCAGCAGCTTGGGATTGCCAAAGATAAAGTCGGTGATGCCGATGCCATACAGCGAGCAATTCAGGATCGGCAGAACTCGACTCGTCAGCCGATTACACCTCCTGCTCCTGGAGGCGTGCCGACCACAACGCCAGTCGCACCACCAACCAGCCAACTGATGTCCTCGCTCGGGCGTGGTGGCGACACCATGGTTGCCCATATCAATCCGCAGGAGGCCCGCCTGCTCGCTGCCGTGACAGGCGGCGGCGGCGTCAACCCTCAGACCGGCTTACGGGAGTTCGCGCCCATGTCAGCAACCATGCAGCCGACGCCATCGCCACCGACCGCAGCGCCCGTTGCCGGTGTGCCATCGCCGCAGCTTCAGGGCGCAGTGCAGGGAATGCAGCCGCCGGGCGCTGGTGGTCAGCAGACCGACGCGCAGCATTTGCAGGCGCTGGCGCGGTCAGTGTCGAACGTGATCCAGACCATCCTGAAGATGCCCGGCGTCGATCAGGCCAAGGTGCAGCAGGGCGCGCAGATGATGGCGCAGGGCTGGCACCTGATCGGGGATGCGGTGCAGGCGGTGCAAGGGGGCGGTGCCACCGGCGGCGGTGTGCAACCCGGAACACCGCCAGCAGCACCGCCCCTGGGCGGCGGCCCGCCACCACCATGACACCGTTCGTCATACTGGCGCTACCGAGGTCGCGTACCGCCTGGTTGGCTAACTTCCTCTCCTACGACCGCTACACCTGCGGCCACGAGGAACTTCGTCATATGCGCAGCCTGGACGATGCGCGCATGTGGCTGTCGCAGAACTACACCGGGTCGGCGGAGACGGCCGCAGCGCCTTGGTGGCGGCTGATCCGGCACTACCGACCCGACATCCGAATCCTGATCGTCCGGCGTGCGGTGCCCGAGGTGGTGAACAGTCTGATGACGCTGAACATGCAGGGCGTGTGCGCGTTCGACCACACCATCCTCACCCGCAACATGCACAAGCTGGATCGCTACCTCGATCGCATCGAGGCCGCGATGCCAGCCAACGTGCTGTCGGTGCGGTTCAGCGACCTCGCCAACCGCGAGACGTGCCGCCAGGTGTTCGAGCACTGCCTACCATACCGGTTTGATGTGGATTGGTGGGCGGACCACGCCGCGCGCAACCTGCAAGCCTCGATGCCGGCGCTGATGCGCTACTACCTCACCCACAAGGCGACCCTGGACGCCGCGGCAAGAAATTCCCGCCGGAAAATGCGGATCGTTCTCGGTGCGAGACGGTCTCTGCCGGTTGTGGCTGATGATGGCGTGGCGATCGGACAGGAGAACTTCGAGACCATGTGGCGCGATGGTGGGGCGTTGTTCACCGAGCATTGCATCGCGGTCGGCGAGGCGCCGGATCAGTGGACGCGGAAGAACCTGCCGTTGCTGCGCAAGATGGACGACGAAGGCGTGGTGCAGTGGATCACCGCACGGCAGAACGGCCGCATGCTGGGGTATCTGGTCTCAGTGATCGGGCCATCGCTTGAAGCCGTTGATTTGCTGACGGCGACGCAGACGTTGTTCTTCGGCACGTCCGATGCGGCGGGGTTTCGGATCGGGCAGCGGTTGCAAAGCGCGGCAATCGAGGCGGCCGAGGCGCGGCACGTTGGCGAGGTCTATATGCGGGCTGGCGTTCGTGGTCAGGGCGCTCGGTTGGGGATCATGTACCGGCGCATGGGAGCCGAACCGTTCGGTGAACTCTACAAACTCACTCTGAAAGCGGCGTAGTCATGGGCCTGGGTGCAGCGGTTGTCACCGGCATTGCGGCGGTCAGCGAAGCGATCGGCGGGGTAGCCGCCTCGGTCATTGGTGCGGGCGTAGTCGCAGACGCCATCGGAACAGGGGTGACCGGAGCACTGATCGGGGCCGGCGTTGGCGCGGTCGGTGGGGCCATTACCGGGCAGGGCGCGCTGAAGGGCGCCGAGTTCGGCGCGCTGACGGGCGGCACTGTGGGTGCAGTCGGTCCTGCGTTGGGTAGCGCGCTGGGAATCGGGACTGTCGGCGGTGACGCGCTGGCGGGCGCCGGCGCTGGCGCTCTCGGGGCTGGATTGACCGGCACCAATCCGTTGACCGGGGCGTTGGAGGCTGGCGCAGGTGGCGCTCTCGCTGGTGCTGCGGGCGCCCTGGCACCGCCTGGCACGTCCAGCGGATCGGCGGTCGAGGGCGCCACGTCGGGCGTCTCCCCGATCAGCGGCGGGCCTGGGCCGTCTGCTGCGGCTCTTGCAGCGCCGCCCGGCACTGCGCCGGACCTTCCCGTGCCGGCCCCTGATGCGGGCACCGGAGCGGGAACACCTGGGGCACCACTTCCGACCCCGCCGATACCGCCAGCAAGCGGCCCGCCTGCATTG